TTGCGCGAAAGAGGATTGGCCGCAGCTAGTGGAGCCAGCGATGATGTGGGCTATTTTGAGTGGTCAGCACCGACCGATGAGATTTCATTGGAAAATGCAGCCTTTGCCAATCCCGGCCTTAACATAACGATTCACCCGGACAACATCCGAGCTGTTTTCAATGATCCACCCGATGTTGTTATGACCGAGGTATTGAACAGATGGGTTCAAACAATTTCCAGCGTGGTGGGAGCCAAAGAGTGGCAAGAGTGTGGCGATGAATCAATTGATCTCGATCCAGACAAGCTCACATGGATGGCTATTGATATTTCACCGGATCGAAAAAATGCTGCATTGGTCGCGGCCCAAAAGCTTGGGTCGGAAAGCTTTATTGTGAAGCTGTTGCATACTTGGGAAAACACAATCCAGCTCGATGATCGAGCAATTGCCAATGATGCTGCCTCATACTGTCGAAAGTACCCAATTGAGTATTTGCTTTACAGCCGGAGAACATCCGGAGCGGTTGCAGCGCGTATGCAACCGGCCGGTATTCCAATCCACGACATGGACAGCGATTACCCACAAGCTTGTGATGAATTATTGGGTGCAATCAATTCCGGGCGTTTGAAACATCGAAACCAATCAAAGCTGACCGAGCAAATTCTCTCAGCTGTGCAATTGCGTAGAGGCGATGGCGGTTGGGTTATAGGAAGGCGTGCCAGCGGTACGGCCGTGGCGGCAGCTGTGGCCGCTGCACTTTGTACACATTTTGCGACACGCCCAGAAACGGAAATTGACATTTTGGTGGGTTGATGCTTGACATTTTGAGAAAATGGGTGCATGGGATTATTTGACCGAAAGCGCACCATTGAAACAGTCGCGCCATCGCGCGGTGCTGATGTAGCTGCACAAATCGGGCCAGCTCCAACGCTTGATGCATTTTTTCCATTTGGTGGAGCCGATTACATTGTCAGCCGCGAGGAAGCAATGAGTGTGCCGGCAATCGCTCGCGCACGAAACATGATTTGCAATTCAATTGCCACAATTCCTTTGATCACACGCGACAAAGACACAGGCATGATTATTGATCAACCTGTTGTAATTTCCGATCCGGACAAACGAGTACCAGGAGCCGCATCATGGGTGTGGGCTTGTGAGGATTTGTTATTTACGGGATTCTCGTATTTTCAAATTATTGATTTGTTTGCAGACACGGGCCGTGTTCGCCAAATGTGGCGCGTTGCTCCAAACCGCGTTGGCGTTTTCTTAAATTCAATTGGCACTCAAATTGAGTATTACACAGTCGATGGATCGCGTGTGCCAATGACAGGTGTTGGCTCACTTGTTGTGTTTTATGGTAACGATGAAGGTTTATTGAATCGCGCAGGTCGCACAATTCGTGCAGGTGCAGAACTTGAAAGAGCTGCCGCGATGTACGCGCGCGAACCGGTGCCATCAATGGTTTTGAAATCAAATGGCACAGCATTGCCAGCCGATCGAATTGCAAAATTGCTTGATGCATGGGGCGCAGCTCGTAGAAACCGAGGCACAGCGTTTCTCAATGCTGATGTTGAATTAACAACAGTTGGATTTACACCGGAGCAAATTGGTCTCAATGCTGCACGCGAAATCATTGCAACCGAATTGGCACGAGCCGTGGGAATTCCGGCATACTTTATTGACGCGCCTACTGGCTCATCCATGACTTATGCAAACGCCCAAACAGCGCGTCAAACCTTGTTGGACTTTTCACTTTTGCCGCTGATGAACAGCATTAGCAGCAGGCTATCAATGCCAGATTTCACGCCATCAACACAACGCGTGGAATTTGATTTGAAGGCTTATTTGCGCGGATCAGAAAAAGAGCGTGCAGACATTTACAAGATTTTGTTTGACATCGGAGCGATCACCACCGATGAAATTAGACAGATGGAGGACATGATTCAATGAAGCTGACAACACCAATGCAGATCACGGCAGCTGATTCAGATGCACGCACAATCAGCGGTCGAATTGTTGCATTTAACGAACACGCAAATGCATCAACCGGCAAAGTGGTTTTTGCTCGTGGATCAATTCAACCACAAGATGTTTTTTTGAACCTTGAGCATGACAACACACGCAGAATTGGCAAGAGCATTGCAAGGAGTGTGAACGACAAGGAAATGACAGCAACATTTAAGATTGCCAACACAACAGCCGGCACCGATGCATTGACAGAAGCCATGGAAGGCTTACGCGATGGATTCTCAATTGAGTTGGCTGTGGACAATTACGAAATGCAAAAGGATGGCACTATGAAAGTTCTCAATGGAGAATTGACAGCTGTCGCATTGGTTACTGAGCCGGCCGTAAGATCGGCAAGAGTGAGCGAAGTAGCCGCATCACAAGATTCTGAAACTGATGAAGTTGCAGATACAACAAACCCAAATGAAGGAGACAAAGTGGAAAACACTACCGAAAATACCGCTCCTGCCGTTGAACCGGTAGCAGCTCCAGAAGTCGCACCTGTTCAGGCATCACGCCCGGCATATTACACAGCACCACGCTCACCAATTGTGGACAAGGTTTCTTACCTTGAGCACTACCTACGCGCAAGCGTTTTGCATGATGAGGATTCACGCCAGTATGCAAAGGCAGCTGATAACACAACATCAACAGCTCCCGGCATGATCCCAACACCACAGAGCACAAATGTGATCAATGCGCTTGCAAATGCTGATCGTGGCACAATCGATGGCATCAGCCGCGAAACCTTAGTTGCAGAAGGCATGACATTTGAGTTGCCTCGCGTAACGGCTGTGCCAACAGTATTGCCAATCAATGAAAATGATGCAATCACAGAATCATCACTATCAGCGACATTTCTTTCTGTTGCTGTGCAGCCTTTCAAAGGCCGCGCTATTTCCACAGTCGAATTGATCGACCGCAGCCGTCCAGAATACTTGACAGCTTTGCTCCAGAATCTTGAATTTGCTTATGCAAAAGAGACTGACGAATATGCACTTGCAGCAATGCAAGCGGCAGTCACTACTGTGACAGCACAAACAGCAAACTCAGCAACCGGATTCCTTGGATACACATCTAAGGCAGCGGCAGCTGTTTATGGCGCATCACTTGGATTCGCTCGCTCATTAATCGTTTCACCAACACAATGGGGAAACATCATGGGTTACAACGACAATGGAGCACCTTTATACAATGCGGCTCAGCCATCAAACGCAGCTGGAAATGTTCGCGGTGATTCATTGCGCGGTGTAGTTTCACCGGGTCTGAACCTGTATGTTTCACGCTCATTTGGTAACGCTGGCACAACATCAGCCGATGGCGATTCATCAATGGTCGTTGTGAACCCAGATTCATACACATGGTATGAGTCACCACGCTTTACGCTACGCAGCAACATCAACAGCGATGGAACCATCGACATTTTGTATTATGGCTATGGTGCTTTGGCCGCCAAGGTTCCAAACGGAGCACAATTTAACAACCTCCCATAAATCACTATCGGTAGCGGTCGCTCCCGAACGCTACTGACACGAAAGGAACCGAGATGCCAGCAATAGTCACAGCCTCACAGCTGAGGTCAATTCTTGGTGTCTCGGTTTCTTTGTATAGTGATGCACAATTGGATTCTTACATAGATTCCGCTGAGCAAACGATTTTGCCTTTACTTACGCAATACCAATCATCGGTGACTTTTGCCAATGTGAGTGATTCCGTCATTTATTTCACCACAATGCGGCCAAACTATTTTGTGCCGGGTCAATCTGTTGTTGTAACCGGGGCCGGAGCCTACAACGCGACCTATACAGTCACCGATGATCGGATTGAGCCATACACATTTACAGCTGCAACAAATGCTGCTAATCGTGATTATCCATTGCCGTTTATTCCAGCGGCAACAGCAACATTGAGTGGATCATCGGCAGCGCAGCTGTACGCATCGACACCACCAATTGAAAATGCAATTTTGGTTGTAGCCGTTGAGATTTTTCAGAGCATTACAGCTCCGGGCAACCAAATCATGTCTGATTCTTTTCAGCCTCAACCATTTATTTTGGGGCGCAGCTTGACCAATAGAGTGGTCGGCCTTTTGGGGCCATTTTTGGATGTTGAGGCAATGTGCCAATGAGCATCGAAACAGCAATTCGCACACCACTCAAAACAGCTTTGTCATCAATCGCGGCCAATGTTTATAACGGAGTGCCGGAAACCATGACAAGTCCATCGATCTGTTTGATTCCGGATTCACCTTATTTGGAAACAGTTTTGATCAATGGCGCGACCACAAAAGTGAAAGTCAATTTGACTGTCACAGGCGTTGTCACTTATGCCAACAATGCAGCCGCGTTGGACAATTTAGAAACATTGATGATTTCAATCATTGGCGCAATGCCAGATGGTTATGAAGTACGAGATGTAAGCGCACCACAATCATTGGAAGTCGGAGCAGGTAAATACCTTGTTGCCGATTTACAAGTCAGCACCTATTACACCAACTAAGGAGAAATCATGCCAACCACAATCGTCACGGGCAGAGACATTACTTTCACCATTGATGGTGACAATTATGATGCTCAAGCTACATCTGCCACGCTTACAATTGATTCAACGATCAATACATACCAAACTTTAGACGGCAAAGCGTATTTTACGACCGATTCGCAAGGAACATTTGCCGTTGAAATGCTTGCGGATTGGCCAGCTGGTGGATCACTTTGCAACGCGTTATGGACAGCGGCAGACACCGCTCCAAACACACCATTGGCCGTTGTTTTTACAGCTGCATCAGGATCGGTTTTCAATTTTGATGTTCAACCAATTTTCCCATCAGCTGGAGGAACAGCACCAGATGCACAGACTGTTTCATTGTCATTTACCTGTGTTACAACCCCAACACTATAAATAAAGGAAATCGGGAGCAATCATGAAACTACCAATCACAATCGAATTTGTTGATGGCAATGCTGAAACATACATCGCACATCCGGCAGAGTGGGCAAAATGGGAAAACAAGACAGGCAACACGATTGGACAAGCTCAGGACAAAATGGGCGTGTCTGATCTGTTGTTTCTTGCATACCATGCAATGAAGCGCGAAATGGCTGGCAAAACTGTCAAGCCGTTTGAAGTTTGGTGCGAGACTGTCGCTGACATAATTGTCGGTGATGCAAGCCCAAAAGTTACACAGCCGGAAGCATAAATAGAATACTTTGGGAGGTAGCCATTGCAAGTGGCCAACCTGTCAGCGAATTCAAAACAGCTGAGGATTTATTAACGGCAATTGAGATCATGGAGAGGCGCAATGGCTAGTAAATCAACCAGAGACACCGGCACATTTTCTTTTGCCGTTGAGCCTTTAGAATTGAAAAATTTATTTTCGCTTTTGTCAGCTTTG